CCAACCGACCGCGACCAATATCTCTGCTAGTTGGCGGCGGTAGGTGCCGCGTCCGTAGGGTTTGGGTCTGTCTCGTCCAGTACCGGCAGAATGTCGATGTCAGGGTTTTTGTTTAACCATTCACGCCAATTGTCACCAACTTGTTCGCCTTTGATCTTCAAGATTGTGTGCATCCAACAGGCGTAATCCGAATACAACGGGTTTGCCGAGAGCTGTTGAATGTTGCGGCGCTCCAGTCGTTCCCATTCCGTGACTACAAACAGGTTTGTGTAGTAGTACTCGGGTGCGCTGTCGGGCGTGCGCTTTAACTGCAACTTGATTTTCATGTTTCTCCTATGTCGGCTTGGAGCCGTGATTATGGTGCGGTCGTGTCAAGCGTTAGCGCGCCACCCATAAACGTGAGGTCATAGGTCGACAACTCGCCAAGGGATGCGTTGATAACTGGCAACGACTCAAGGTAACAACCAGTCAAAATAAACTTTGGGTTGGTTGGTGATTCTGCACCTGACGCTGGGGTCAATGTGATGTTGGTCTTAGTGCCAACCAACGGGAACAAGGTTGCGTAGGTTTCGGTTGCTGCGAACGATGCGTACATCGTCAAGGTCACTTCGTTGTTGACAAGGCCTGCGGTGTAACTGCGTGAGTTGGTGCCGAACGCGGTGTCTTCAAGCGCTTCAACCAAATAGGTCAATGTTGCTGCGCTGCACATGTCCGTCAGATCAACGGCGTTAATCGTTAGGACTGGGTTCGAGAGGTAAGTGCTACTGGCCATAAATGCTCCTTAGGTTATGTTCTGATAGTAGATGATTTGTGTTGCTTAGTTGTGGATTACGAAGTCTGGGCTTGGATAGCGCAATCAAGGTCGTAGCACGGATACAACGCGCCACCGATCTCAAGGCTTGACGGACGGCCACCCATCACGATGATTTTTGAGCCAAGCACGGTTGCAACGATGCTCAAAATTGACCGAAGTACCGGCAGACCTGCTGGGCCTGAGCCGATTACTTTGACGGGGAACTCAAGGCGCACCACGTTGCCGTTTCCAGCGAACGTGTCAAAACTAGGAGCTTCTAAATACACGCAGTTAGGTGCAAGTTTCGTTGGGTCGTTTACAACGCGCAAACCAGAGACCGCGGTCAGCGTTGCCGTGACATCATCAATCGCTTCGTTAAACAGGTCGGTGTAAGACATCAGGCAACCGCTGGACGTGGGATGCCAAGCAATTGCTTGACGATCGGGGTCAGGCTTTGCTGAGTTGCTGAACCCATGCCGTCAAACGTGGCGTAGGTTGCCTCTATTGACCCTCTAGAGCGCCACAGAGCGGCGCAATACATCAAAGTGCCCAATGTTGCGTCTCCGCCTGGTGAGGTCGTTAGGGAGTCGATATAGCCCGACTCTTGGCGCCTGCGATATGCGAACTGGTTGCCAGCCGACACGGATTGCGTGAGCAACGTGAAGTCGTCTGACGGGTTGGGAATGTTGATGCCCAAGTATGTTGCCACTTGGCTTGCTGATACCCACGTGCAAACAGGGTCATACGACACGGTGCCAGACGCCGCGGTCCGCTCAACATTGTCTGCGACCCGTGCATAAAGCACCTGATCGGCAATCGGCATCTGATAGTCGTAAAGCAGATCGCCTTCGGTATCAACGCCAATAAACAAATACTGTGGCAATGCGCGCACAGAGTAAGTGCCGTTAAATGTGGCGTCAACGCCTGCGACCGTGATTGACTGGCCGACTGCAATCTCGCTGGGGGTCAGGAGTTGCAGTACGGCGAAGTCATCAATCAGATACTTGTTGGTAACTGTGTATGTAGCCATGAGCGGTTATTCCGCTCTCGACTAAGCGATTGCGATTGACTTAACCTGATCGCCGTCTGCGATAAAGGTTGAGACGTAGCCGTAGTAGGAGAATGTGCGACCCAAGGTTGCAGGTACTTCTACCGACATGATTCCACGCACTTGCTCGTAGAACTCAATTGCAGCGCCTCGAGCAACAACCATCGTGTTTTCGCTGAACGCACGATCCACAACTAGGTTCAATCCCAATGGGTTAAACGTGTTCATTTGTGTCACGTTTGCTGTGCCCAATCCGTTAACGCCCATCAATCCAGCAGCGCCGGCATACGGGAAAATAGGTCGCTTGTCTGCGTCCAACTGGCTGCCCAGTTTTTTCCAGACATCGGAACTGACGAAAATGTGGTCAGGCAGGAAGTTGGTTGCTTGCAGGATGTCGGTTGCTGCATCGTAAAGCGCTGCGATCAAACTGGTTGGATCGTTTGCGGTTACTGTCCAAGTTGAACCTGATGCTGTGTCGCCAGCAAGAATTGCGTTACATGCAACTGCATCCGATTGAATCATGTACTGGCCTGCGAGGTCTCGCAAAATAATTTCCATTGCCGCAGGTGAAGTGAAGTCAATGTCTTGTACTGACAAAGTTACCTGACCTGCAAGTGTGGTTTTGCTAACAACGTTTGATGCGATTACTGGGGTGGTTGCTGACACTCCTGAAAGTTCAGGTGACTGTGAACCTACCGACGTGTGGGTCGTCCAAGTTGGGCGAATCCATGTCTTTGATTGTCCGCCGTCTGGCATTGCGCGAGCGCCTACTGCCGTTACTACTGGACGGATGTAGTTCAAGTCCTCAAATACTGGCCCGAGGACTGGTACTGGTAAAAGACCAGGTGTATCGGTTGTGAGCACATCGCCTGCAGCTGCTTGAAGTGCTGACTGCTTTGACAATGCGAACTCGCGTGCGGCTGCTGCAACGTTGCGGAAAGTTTCTCCGCCGATGTGCATCGCTGCGAGGTATTCGCCTGGTGTTGGCAAATCAAACTTGCGCTTGGCCTGTGCGTAAATTGGTGCAGTAGGGATGGTTGCCTCGACTGCGGTTTCGTTTACTTCGGACATTTCTGGTTTCTCCTCTACTGGGGTTACTTCTTCATTTAACACTACTTCTTCGGGCTCTTGGTGGATACTCGCTGCGACTTTGGTGATGTTTGCTGCATCGCCGAAAGCGCCGATCGGAACTAGGGATAATTCCATCCAGTCGGCTGATTCGATGATCATTGTGCCTTCTTCGTCATACGAGAACTTGGTTGGGTTTACCCCGACCGATACTTGGTCAATGGTGCCGTCAATGGCCATGACTAGGGCATCGTTTCCAAGGCTGGTGGCGCTAATTTTGGCGCTAAACATCATGCCTTCTTCGGTTTCTGCGCGCTCTGTCACTACGCCTACTGGCATTGAGGCATCGTGGTACATAAACAGGCGTGGGGCTTTGCCTTCGACTGGCAATGAGCCAGGACGGAAAATCACAGCTGTGCCGTCCGAGACTGTTGCCGGAACGTTGTACGGTACTGCGACTCCGCTAATGGTTCGGCGTGGCGCGTCACCCTTGGCAGCGTCAAGCGTAAAATCTCCTGCAATTAATTTGATCATCGTGCTAACTCCTCTTGTGTGTTTTCTCTAACGACTTCTTCACGGTCGTCCATTTGATCGGCCATAAAGTTTTCTTCTAGGTATTCTTCGGAATCAAACTCAACATAGGTTCCTCTTGGCAATACATTGTCCATTGACAAAGCGCCAACGATTGCATCTGCATACAACTTGACACCAAACAAGTAAAGATCGGCGCGCGCCTGCTGGGATGATTGGTACGAGTATGCGCCAGTTGCAACGCCCACCAAATACGGCGGAACGTTTGCCAGACGCGACATTTCAAGCGCTTGATATTGCGATGCCTCAATCAACAGCATTTTGTCTGGGGTGCTGTTTGTTTCCGTGTATGTCAAATACTCGTTAAGCGCAGCGGTCTGGTTGGTTGCTCGAGCGGCGTTAAACGCGCTAGCCAAATCAGCCAACTCTTGCGCGCTAAGCGGTTCGCCACCTGTTTGCTTAAGTACGCCAGCAGGGATGCTTGACGATGCGTTACGGTTGCGCGCTGCTTCAAGTTTCAGCGCGGTTTCAACTGCGCCAGGAGCCGAATAAATCAATCCTTGATCTGGCGACAAGAACTGCACGAGGTTTGCTGGGTCAAGCATGCCACCGTTGAAATACACTTCTTTGGATGGTGCAAACCACACAGGGCCAACCATGTCGGTCGTGGTAATTGAGCCGGCAGGCAGTCGAGTAAACGTGGCAGGGTAGCCGTCAGCGGTGCGCGATGTGATGTACCAAAACGCGCGACCAAAGAACAGCAAATCGTCTAGCGTCCACGACATTAAAAATTGGTAACTGACGGTGGGGTCTGGGCGATGCAACCAACTGCGTGGCGCAATGTAAATGCGCTCCATTTTTTCACCGTTCCAAAACTCGTTGTACATGCGTAATGGCATTGAGCCGATAACGGACTTAAACAGCGAATTAGCGCGGTTGATAGTTGGCACGCTGACTGCGCGGTTGCGCGCTTCGCCTTCTTGGTAACTGTAATACTGGCCGATCATGCTTACGCCTTGCGCGTTACTTGTGTAACCGCCAGCGACCGCAGCTGCCACGCTAGGCGCTGGGCTTATTGCTGCTTTTCGGGTTTTGTTAAAGATCGCCATGTTCCTACTTTGTCATATAAGTGGCAACCGCGCATGACTTATCCGATTCCGACAAAAGGCAAGGTGCGCGGTCGCCGCGTTTATCTTAGTTATTTACCGCGACAAGCATGGGCTTTCCGCTGTTGACTGGACGGGCACACATGCCAATTCCCCAGACCATTGTGCGCGCTAACTCAATCGGGCCAGGTGATCGCTTGCTTGATAGCACGATCGTGTTGTCGGTGCGAACAGCAACAGCGCGCTGGACGTGTTCGGCTAACAGTTTTTCTCCTGTGTGCAGTAAGCGTGCTTCGGCGATCATGTTTTTGGCAAGCGGCGTAAACCGTCCTAGTTCGGCGTAACCGACCACGACCCTGCGGCGCTCGATGTTCGGTGGGCATGTGGCGTCTACGGTCGGCGACAGGGCAAACCTGATCGTGGGGTCTTTGGCAAGTTCCTGCACGTTTTCCCACAGCTCTGTAATTGACTCGGCGATGAATGCCACGGTGACAAGCACCCGACCGTCTGACAGGTTGACGCATCTGGTCGCGCTGTATCGGGAGTCGTCCAGCGAAGACTCAATTGCCACGACCCCACCGCTAGGGATGTCACCTGTGTATTCCAATGACGGCCAACGCCCTGGCTCAATCCATCCGCGCACAACACTCACCCAAAGGTTGAGACTGGCGCGCAGGAATGATGCGCGATCGGGGTTTGTTGATTCTTGTCTAATTGTGTCCATGTCTAACGTGTGGCCAAGTGCAGGATTACCCCACGCCCATGACGCTGGGTGCAACGGGTCAAGGCTCGGGTCAGGAGACCATTCCGCCATATACATCGTTGAGGGCTCGCCTTTGTCAATGGCTCGAATGCCAGCCTCACGCCAACGCTGAAACAAGACTGATTCTTCGGTGCCTGCGGTGCTGAAGAAACATGCCAACGGGTTTTTGCGTGCGCGCTGTGCCGGCAACAGACCGCCCTCAACCGAGTCAGGGTTGACGTCAAACAACTCGTCAACGATCACAAGATCAATGCTCATACCGTGACCTTGATTTGGCTTTAATGCTTTGACCCACCACTTGCTGCCGTCTGGCATTGTGGCCTGATAACGCCCGTACGACTTGACGATCTTGGCGCCGTAATACTCCTCAAGGATTGGCGACAGATCATCAAACAACAAGCACGCCAAATCCAATCTGTGCGCGCCAGATACAACGGTCTGTTTACCGCCACGTATCTTGGGCATCTCCACAAGCCAAAACAAGATCAGCGCCTGAATGATTGTGGTCTTACCGTTTTGACGCGCAACCGACACAAGGCTCGAGCGATGCACAAACTTGTTATCGGCGTCAACCGCCAGCATTCCCTCAAGAGCATGCAGTTGCCATGGCATTAGGTCTATGTGCAGTACCTGTTTTGCCATGTCCCCCACAAGCCCAGCTAGTGAGCCGGCATGATCGGGCACCATCGTTTCTAAGCGCGGTCGGTCATGGCCAGTTGGCGCTGGTTCGGGCTGGTTCGGGCTGGTGGCGACAAAATGAAGCATGGGGCTCGGGGTCAGTCCAACCCCTGTAACAAAATCGTTTATGGCTTTGTCTCTGTTTTGTTTTGCGTTGGCGAGTTTGCGGTTGCGGTGTGTTGCGCCTCTGGAACTGTTGCATGGCTTGCATGCTGCAACGTATCCGTCTTCGAGTGTGCCGCCTTTGTCTACTTCGACTAGGTGGTCTAGTTCGGTTGCTGTGTTTCGTTTGCACCAATGGCATGGTGGTTGGTCGCGCAGTAGTTCGGCTCGTGCTTGTTGGTAGATCTGTGTGTCGCGTTCGGTTCGTTGGCGTGTCATCTCACGCGCCTTCGGCTTGTGCTAGCGCGGCGCAAGCGCCTTGCTTTCGGTTTGATGTCGGACTCATGTGTGTGTCTCCGTGTTTGCTGTGTTTTTTGTTTTGTATGTTTACCTTATGTCATCCGATTCAACATATGTGTGTGAATGCTCCACCCTCTGGATTGCCCATCCCAGATCCCTATTGCATCACTTCATCAGTCTGTTTACTGATCGCCCAGTCGCATTGCCGAAATCATTTCGTCTTGCATGATTCGAGGCGCGACCGTCTACCCAGGTTCCCCTGTTTACTGCCCACCTCATGCGACCGAGGCACACACATGCAACTAACCGATTGTTTAACCTCTTGGATTGCTCAACGTGTACAGGATGTATTCCATGTCGCTGGGTTTCCACACAGCTGCATGACATCCTGCTAACTCGCAAGCATTTAACCAAATCTTTTGCCCAGGCGTTACCTTGCCCTTTTCGGCTTTAAGTTCTATCACCAATGGGCGACCTGCTTGGAACGGGTGCACCATGAACAGATCTGGGAACCCCACATCGCCTTGCACGTTAGTCATCCAGCGTCCTCGAGTGTTTTGTGCCGGCAGATCGTGATGCACAAGCCAGCCATAGCGCTTGGCGATGCTGATAACCATGTCCTTAAACTCGGCTTCGCTCATCTTCAGATCAGGCTTCAATGCCTAGACCTTTATGCCAAATCGTTTCGGTCAGACCAATGATTGCCCATCCCACGTATTGCAGCGCTTCGTCTTTGCGTGTGAATTGTTGCGCGCTGATCTTTGCATGCACCTCACATAACGCGTCAACGCTTTTGATCATTTCATCCAATGTCATCGCAATGCTCCAATCACTTTGCTTGCCTCATGGCTTTTTAACAACTCCAGCACGGCCTCATCGCTGTTCAGTTCGCGCTGTATCAACTCCAATAATCCCAAATCATCCAGTCCTGCATCCTTTGCAAGTTTTTTGATGTAGCCGATCTGTTTAGGTGTTGCAAAGGCACCAGAGGGTATGTGCTCTTGCGGTTGCGGTGGTGTAGTTAGGCGCTCGACCTTTTGCATTTCATTGCGTGACGGCCTAGGGCCTGATGCCGGCGCTTGTAACGGGCAGTTGGCAATTGCGCGACCGATTGCGCTGGTCTCACAGTTCTCTACAAACGATGTGGCATTGACGCCACGGTCTGATTTGATTTCTTCGGCGTAGCCTGTTGCGACTGGCACCTTGTCGTCCTTGTCGGCGTACAGCTCGCAATAGAACACGCACGCATCGCCTGTGTAGTTCATCATGCACGTGTACACGCGCCCGTTCGGGTATGCGGCCCACCATCGGACGAGGCGTTGCTCGACTGTCTCGTAGTTGCTTAGATCAAAACCCATCAGATGCCTGCCCACACGCTTAGGCGCTGTGCATGGTCATGCGCGCCACCGCGGTTCGCATATGCCAGTTCGCCTGTATTGCGGATAATGCCACGGCGTGACGCTGCGTTAAGCCGTCCAGCCAGCCCCTTGGTGACAGGGAAGTCAGCGCCTAAGTGTTGCCATACATCGTCAGCGGTAAAGATGCCTTTAGTTTTTGCCACATGTGCGATCGCCGCATCAACTTGATTTTGTTCTATGCGTGTCCAGCGCGCATCAGCAGATGACTGTGACGCCAACATCCCTTGGATGAATGGCGCTTGTTTTCTTGCCGGCACACGGCCGTCACATACGAAGTGTGTTTTGCCTTGTATCTCTGGGTAGGCGATTAAGCCTTTGCAAACTGTGCAGGTTTTCATTGTCGGAATCTCCTTGTCGGTTAGGAATGTGCTTGTAGTGCTTTGATTGCTAAGTCGAGTGTAGTCACGTCATACAACGGCATCGGTTCATTAAGTGACAACTGGTTTTTCATGGTCTGTAAACGCCTAATAATGCTGGCGTGTGGGTTTTGGCGTATGTCTGCTATTTCGTCAATCAAATTAAAGATTGCCATGTTGTGGTTAATCATTTCGGTGCGCTCCAATACAAGTTTGCGTGTTTCTTCGGATAATTCGCCTTGATTCCATGCGACACCTTCACTCATTTTGTTGCACTCCATGGCCCCCAGCCGTAGCCGTAACGGTCAACGCCGTAATTGTAAATTTCTAACGCTGCGCGCAAATTAACATCTGCCTGTAACAAGTTTTCTACGCTTGTGATGAGACCGCGCTCAATGAGCCAGGGCGTCCAAAACCCATTCAGCTGCATTAAGCCTCGGGAACCACCTTGTGGGTCTTTGCCGTTATAGGCGTTTGGAATGCAGCGCGACTCACGGAACATTACAGATTCGAGCACGGTGCGCTGATCGGCAGGCCAGCCAAGGTTGACCGCTAGCGCGCTGAACTGCTCACACGCCGAGCTGTACGGGTCAATAAAGATTGTTGACGATGTGCTGGACGTGGTGGTGCTTTCCTCTATCAGATAGGGCGCTAGGGCGATGGTGTCAGACGGGCTACCAGACGCGTCAGGAGCCCCCACAGCGACCGTAAAGCCGAAGACCGTACAAAGCACTAGCCCTATGATTTTCTCTGCAAAATAGTTCATCTTTTCTCCAAAGGTATGGGCTCACCCCAAGTTGCGGTGGCCGATCTGAATGCAATTTGTCCTAGTAGGAACTTGCCCGACTCGGGGCTGGTAAAGATCTGTACCAAGATTTCTTGGCCGTTGTCCATCACTCCTGTATAGACGCTGTAATCAACGATCTGCGGTTCAGTCATTGCCTGTCCTTTTGTCGGTACTCCGACCCTAGAACATAGATCAAGCCTTGGGTGGGATTTCCCCGAACACCTTTAAGAATGCGGCTTTGACGAAGATCACCGAGTCCGCAGCCTGTGGTGAAATCTCAAGGTGGAACCAGTCGCCCGAAGGCGCTCCTGAAACTGTTGGCTTGCTGTACTTGCTCCACGCCTGTCGGTCACATTTCCATGCGCGACCATACGGTGACGGGAAATAATCAATCACCATCTGGATGCCAAGATCGTTTGCGTTGGCGACCAACTTTTCAACAAACGGCAACGCAGATTTTCGTGATGCCTGCGGATGACGTGCACTCCCTCGATACGACATGTCCACCGCGCGACCAGTTGCATGTACCGACAAACTGCCTGGCTTGCCTTTCATGTCGCGCTGACCGTAAGACCCGTTGTTCCACAGCGCGCCACCAGAATGATGAATGACCTGTTTTATAAACTCGTTCATGCCGGCACGGGGGCCTGCTGATGGGCCGTCACTATTGCCGATGTATGGCCGTGAGTTGGGGTTATTTTTGGCTGTTGCCACGACCGAACTTCATGTCTTTGGGGTTGAAGTAGCGCAACGCTGTTGGGCAGACCGCGCCAATCGCAGCTGCTAAAAGGGCTGATGGGTCTGTGTTGCCTGTGACCGCTAGCGCGACCACGGCGGCGAGCATTGAGCGACCGTATGAGGCAAGCATGGCTTTGTCTTTATCCTTCAACATCTTTGGCTCCTTCTTTTGCTTTTGACTTTAACCCATTCGAGGCAACTAAGCCTGACAACGTGCCAGTCATAAAGACCGTCAGCGTGGATAGCAGGTCTATGAATGCAGAGTCATTGGGGCTTTGATGACCGATCGGCTGGGTGACGAACATGAGCGCGTACACAAATCCCAGTACGGTAATTGCGAAAACGCTGGCAAGGATGATACCGACAACAACGATTAGTCGAGCGTGCAGTTCTTCTGGTTTAAGGCGTTGTCTCATAAATCAGATCTTTTGTGCAGGTTCCAGACGGGTTGCAAAGCGGTGGTTCGCATTCTGGTGCTTTCCAGTTGATTGGGTCTTGGCATGGGTAACGGTATGAGCCGTCATAACCGCAACTAGATACTGCCCACGCAACCACTATGACTAGTAGCGCGTAACCAATAAAGGGTCGCCATCGCATTACGACAGTAAGGCGGCTACTTCGTCGGCAGTAAGCCCAAGTTTGTTAAGTACATCGGTTTTGGCTTTTGCTCGGTCGGCTAATGCTTTTGCTGCCGTGGCTTGTTCTTTTGCTGCCTCTGCTTGGCTTGCTTCAATTTCGGCTAACTCATCGGCAGTTGCTTCGCGTTCAATTCCGTCTTCATAGATTTTCATAATTAAGCCTTTGCGTATCCGTAAAGGGTGTAAGTGCCCGTAATGTTTCCCGTTGCAGGCACAAGGCTAAAGCCGTCGTATGCTGTTGCCGCGTTGTGCACGCCTTTAGCGTTTCCAACTGTTGATTCAGCGCGCGGCGTAGTTGGTTCAAGTTTTATGCCTTGTACAGCAAAACCAGTTGCCTGTGCTAGTTGTGGATTAAAAATCTCCACCATCGCCTGCGTGTCGTCACCAGCAACCAACATGCTTGTCACGTTTTGCCCTACTGCTGTTGATGAAATTGCGGCGTTACTTGAATACATGTCATAGTTGACCCAGTAATAACTTGTGCTGGCATCTGTTCCGCTGGCGCGCATTTTGATACCAACAGAACCGCTTGCTACCGTCACATTCAAAATTAGTTTGTAATTGGTGTAAGTAGATGTAAAACAACTATTAACCGATACTGATGCTGCACCAGTAAAAGCGGTTTCGGCTGTAATTAACACCAAACCGCCAACGCCTTCAAGGTATGTAAAATTAGAATTAAGTTGCGCTGCCTCAAGGACATCGCCTGCAACGAAGGTAACTGGTAGTGCCATAGTGCCCCTATCCTAAGACATTTAGCGCGTCAAGTACGCCATATATCGCGTCATCCAAGATCAACTCAAAAACGATAGTTGTTGGCGAAGTGCTGTACAGGACGCTGTGGCCTGTGCTGAAATCCAGCCGATGCTCAATGCCTTCAACTGACAGCTCTTGAGCCAACTGGGTCGTGCCAGTACCGCTAGGGAACGACTTTTCCACGCTGATGGTGTCGCCAATGTCCACCGTTGCCAGGGTGTCTTTTTGAGCTGTGGTCAGCATCAGATATTTGGTTGCCACCGACGTGTAGCGCGCTTCGGGCTCTGGGTTTAACAGATAGTCGGCAGCGTCATCAATGCTTGTTTGCTCATGCAGCAGGCTGTTTGTAATGCTTGTTGTCTGAATAAAATATGTGGCGATAGACCCTGCATCGGTAGCAGTAGCGGTCTTGCCGTCAAGCCCTGTCACAACAACACGGTTAATTACAGAATCAGCCTCAAACGAAATGCCGACCCCGTCATACTTGAAGTTGGTTCCGTCATCATGGAACGCTGCGACAGGCGCGCTTAACGTGTTCCCGATGCGCGGCTGAAAAGTTAAGACCCCTGCACGTGACATAAACAAACGGCCAAATTCTGCGGTCTCATTGATCTGCGTTAGGTATTGCAACACGTTTGTTCCTGCCGGCACGGTGTAATCGCTGTCGTGGCCTAGGTTGACGGTGCCTGTGGCGATGCTTCGAGCGCCTGCTGGAAAGTCAACCTCTGGTAGGTCTAGGACTGTTTCTATTCGTTCACCCGATGTCTCTGGGGTGACGTTTAGTTCGTCTAGGAATGTTTGTGCAAGTAAGTAGAACTGGTCAGCGCAATACACGGTCACGGTGTCAAGACCGCCGAGCGCAAAGTTGTAGTCGTAGTTGACGACATAACCGCTGAACAATGATTCGGGAACATTGGTTGAGCTGTAACGGATAAGCCGTACTTCGCGCAATGGGGCAAGCCCTGGCTTTGCTTGTGGGGTGTCGTAGTACGGGCTGTTTTGGTCAAACGGGTTGAAAATGCCGTCCACGTCTTGAATGGTAAGTGTCATTGTGCCAGCGCTGAATTGATCGCCCACGTCACGGCGACCGCGCCGCACGTTGATGCTGACAGTCGAGTCCATGACATTGGCAAACTCGGTTGTACCGTCCAGCACATACTCGGTGTTGTTTAGTACGCCTTTAAGCGGGTCATCAAGCACGAACGCGTTAACTTGAAACCCTGTGGCGATCTGTAAGTCATAGTTGCCAGAGTTGACGACAGCTGTGCCGGGCATTAGGCCACCTGTAATTGCAACGGCCCAGCGGAACGCGAGTAAGCGCGCAAGGCGTTAACGACCGATTCACCGATTTCGGCGCTGGTGGCAAGACCGCCTGTGACGTTGATAGTGATACCGCCACCAGATTGCATGCGATCTAATGGCACAACTGCTTCTGGGCCAGCCTCACCGATCAAGGCAAGCGTAGGACTCGACACGATGCCACCTTCGGCCAAGCGCGGAAGATTCATGCGCCCAGCAACTTGTGTCGGTGTTCCGCCAATCTGTGGCACAGGCAAGTTTGGCACTTTAGGCAAATCAGGCAACAACGGGATTGAGTTGTACGCGCTCACGATTGCGTTAACCGCGCCGATTGCAGCGTTGACCATGCCAGCAAAGAATCCAATCACGGTGTTAACGATTGCTTTGATGCCGTCACGGAACCATTCAAACTTGTTGTACGCGGTTACAAGCGCTACGACTAGTAACGCAATGCCGGCAGCGATCAGGGCGAAAGGGTTGAGCGCCATGGCGATGTTGGTGACAACGATTGCGGCGGCTACTGCTCCAATAGCGCCAGCAATTGCTAGGAATGCTTGTGGGTTGTCTTGTGCCCACATTGCAAACTTGTTAAGTATCGGGAGCACGGCCTCGACTACTGGCAAGAGCGCGGCGCCGATTGACTCTTTGGTTTCGCCAATGGAATTAGACAAGATTTTCATTTTGCCTGCTGCGGTCTCTGCGCTTGCAGCGGTAGCACCGCCGAACGTT